TATATCTTCACATGATCGAAAGTTGTATTTGCCAAAATTATTACGCTGGCCTTTTGGTGCTTTAAGATTTTGCTGAATTTCAGACAGCTTTTTTTGAATGGTCATACGTCACCTCTATCTATTCCTTCTATTATTTTTAACGCAGCTTTTTTATAAGCTGAGTGTTTTTCAGCATTTAATTTTTTACAATACGGGTTGCTGTATTCCCATAGTTTGTGAAGGTCACTTAAAACCTCCAAGTAAATATCGTTCATATCTGTACCCCACTAATAATTAAAATAGCGACAAACAACCACACTTGCGTTGTTGCGCTCATGCGGTCATTCCTAACGTCCACCAGACTGTGACAATTGCCCAAATAAGAATCCCTAGTGAATTAATAATTAGCGTGTAACGTGAAATATTCATTACGCACCTCGCAATGTTAAAAAGTCTAAGTTGGGCTTGGTGAATGGTGCTGGCTTTGAGTTTTGAAGGTATTTAAAGAAGTCATAAACCCATGCCTCAAAGTCGCTTGCTTGAGCTAGGTCTGTGGCTATCTGACCCTTGTTCTCGTTAAACAAGGCTGCGGAAAATATGCTTGCTGCTAGGTCGCTTGTGCTTGCGTTCTCGTTAATGCGGTCTAGTAGAATGTCAAAGGCTGTATAGGTAGTTGGTTCACAGTTCCATCCAGCTTGGAAGGTTACTTCACGATCAAGCATTAGTTTTTTATAAATGTCAGCTAGTGGTGAACATTCATCAAACACGCCATCAACAGGAATATCATTGGGTTCGTCTGCGTAGGCGTTTACCTGGTTACTGATGTGGCAATAGTTTACTAACAATGAGTTCATAATTCCGTCCTTTTTGCTATTTGTTAAACTAGTATATAGTAAGAAAGCTAACAAAAGCAAACAAAGGAATAGAAATAATTCTCTTTTTATACGTTTTTTTAGTGTTTTTTAATGTTTTTTAGATAAAACTTGCAGGGGAGTAATGAAGGGAATGTTAGGAACGTGCAATTAATTGGGGCCGTTAGGCTCAGAATCTTCTTCAAATTTCCCGCCCATTAAATTCGATTTTTCAGCAATACAGTCGCCTGCCGCAACCTTATGTTTTGGTTGAAGCTCGCTGTGTGCGTCTACAAAAATCAACCACCAAGACCAAACTGTAGTTTCAGTCATCCAGTGAAGTTTCTTACAGCGCATTTTATTGTAGTTAAAATTAGCAATCATAATAATTATTCAGCCATGTATGAGCCGACTATAACCCCCAGTATTTTAGTTGATGGTAAAAATTCAGCAATCGGGTATCGGTCATTGAGTGGTTTTAAGTATTGCACCCCACCACTAATTACAAATTCCCTAAAGACGGCTGATAGGTTGTCAGTGTCTATTGCCACTATACGATCACCACTTTTTGGCTCTCGATCTACATCTACAAATATAAGTGTTCCCAATGGGTACGATTTGCCATTGCTGGCAGTCATAACCTCATCTTTTACTTCTAATGCAAAGGCATTTTCATTTAAATCTTCTGGGCATCCAACCCAGACTTCACTCTCCATATTAAACTCTCCATTTAGTAAATCCTTTAATGAAGCCCAACTAACTACTGGGGCTTTCCTGGTTATCGGTTGAAGCTTGATTACTCCATCCGTCCTATTAATTGCATTATTGGACATAAGCTGTTCAATGCTGCAACCAAATGCTTTAGCGATTGATAACAAAGCTATCGCCTTTACTTCCGCTTTTGGGTCAGTCTCAAGCTGGGCTAATCGGCCTCTGCTTAAAGAAATTTTATTAGCAAACTCTTCTTGTGACCAGCCGTGGTCTTTCCGTAGATTCTTTACTCTCATTCCCAAATTCATTTTTTAAACCTTTGTTTGTTTAGTTGTAATAGTGCAGTAAGCACCTTACACAACCTTTCTGTCTTTTTGATTGCTTTTTATATGTAAGTAATCTAAAAATAATATTATAGAATCATTGCAATAATTCACTTAGTAAACTAACATTCAAGTATGAAAACATTAAAACCAATACCAATGAGTGAAGTTTTAACAGCTTATGGAACTCAAACAGCCGTTGCAAAAGCGTTAGGAATTACTCACAGCGCAGTAAGTCAATGGGGCGATTTTGTTTGTAAGTCTCGCTTATACGAGATGCGTGATCGTCTAGCCCAAATAAATCTAATTGAAGAGTCAAGGACGGACATTTAATGACGGATAAATTATCAAACTCAGTCACAACTTCTCTGGACGATGATCTGTACGCATTTGCAAAAGCAGATTCATACTTACTTAATATTGAATTATCAGTGTACATGAGAAGCCTCGTTGATAAAGAACGCAATAAACGATTTAGTGAACTGAGTGTCTTCCAAGACCTAATGCCGATCAAGAAAATTAATAAATAGATAAAAATTAATAAATTTTAGGTGCTATATGGAACATCATTTTGATGTTAATGAAGCGGTTATATACGGAGTTGAAAAGGCTGTGATGCTGAATAACTTTCGCTTTTGGTTGACTAAAAATAGGGCTAACAACCATCAAAATATTGATGATTACTATTGGACGTTTAACTCTGCTACCGCCTTGGCTGAAATCTGGCCCTATCTAAATGCAAAGAAAATAAGCCGACTTTTAAAAGAATTAGAAGTGTCTGGCGCACTTATTACAGGGAATTATAACAAGGCTGGATATGACCGAACTAAATGGTACTCCATGCCAGAATTTAGCGTCAAAGCCTTACCAATAGTGATTTCCCAAAAATGCGCAATGGATAACCCAAATATGAGCAATGGATTACCCAAATATGAGCAACCTATACCAGATATAAACCCAGATAAAAAACCAGATATAAAAACTAAAGATATAGATTTTGGGTTTTTGTCTGAATCTGAATTTAATGAGTTAACAGAAATAAGGATTGCCAACCACAAGGCACAAAAAAAGAAAGCCCCAGAAATGACTCAAAGAATAGCTAATACCCTAATTAAAGAAATTGGTTTAGCTGTTAAGCATGGTTTTACTGTTGACGAGGTTTTAAACAAGTTTGCCACGCGCAGTTGGTTATCTTTCCAATTTAATTGGATAGCACCAAATAAAAATATTAAGACAGACACAAATAATAATAGTGGAGGTCAGTATGCAGTCAAACAGCAATCAGCTCGCACTTCAAGTTATGAAAAGCAGCTCGAAGCAGCAAAAGAAACAGTCGCCATTTACAGCTAGCCATGTGCGAATAATGGCTGAACTTTGGTTACGAATGGATATTTTATGGCCCAACCTATGGATAAGCATTAATCAGTTAGCAACGATGGATAATCCTAAGTTTGTTACTTGGTGTAGAAAATTAGAGCATTTAAGTTTAGCTGAATTTGGCAGAGGTTTTGAAAATGTTGAAGAAGCCAAGGCAGTAGCCGCACAAAAGAAAGAACCCAATTATCCACCTGATTACGCTTCTTTTATTGGTCACACTCGCAAATCAGCAGACGTAACAGCATCAATGCAAGCGATACAAGCTAGGTCAGCACCTTTAATGATTACCAAAGAATTAAGCAAAGAAGAACGCGATTACGGAAATCAACAGGCAGCAGCACTGAGAGGGTTATTTGCATGAAGAATTATTTAGCAAAGCCAAAGTTAAAAAGCCCATATAAAGATTTGATTAATGATTACCAGGGGTCAGTTACTAAAGGAATGTGGGGTGAGTCTGGTGGCCTTACACACATTATTAAATCACAGCTAAACCCGACAGCCCGTAAAAAATATAACAAGGAAAGGAATGCCGCATGATCCATGAAAACAGCAGTGCCGCATATGCAACGATTCAAGACCTGATTTTGACGCACCAGTTTGCGTTTTTGAAAATCGTAAAAGAAAACCCAGAGTCTACTGCGCGTGAGATCGAATTATTAAGCAATGGCATACCAGCACCTTGGAAAAGATTGCCAGAGTTAAGGTTTAAAGGATTTGTCAGCAACCCGTACAAACGCCCATGCAAAGTCACAGGCAAGAAAGCAATGGTGTGGGCAGAAGCATGAAAGTATTAGACCTATTCTCAGGCATTGGTGGCTTTAGTTTAGGTCTTGAAAGGGCTGGCATGGAGACTGTCGCCTTTTGTGAGTTTGATGAACACGCACAAAAAGTATTACGCAAGCATTGGCCTGATGTGCCAATACACAGCGATATAAGGGAGCTAGATGCGAAACAATACAGAGGAACAGTTGACGTTGTATGTGGAGGATTCCCCTGCCAAGACCTATCAACCGCAGGCAAGCAAGTTGGCTTTAGTGGTGAACGCTCCAGCTTATACGGGCAAATGCTGCGAGTTATTAGCGAGTGTATGCCTCGATACGCAATTTTTGAAAACGTCACAGGGCTGCTTACTGGAGACAGCGGTCGGTGGTTCGGACAATTTCTCTATGACCTGGACCAGATCGGGTTCGATGCAGAGTGGCATTGTATACGCGCTTGCACCGCTGGACTGCCCCAAAAAAGGGACAGAGTTTGGCTTATTGCCTACCCCAACAGCCAGCGATTACAAGGGCGGCTCATTGGTGAACAGGTCAGATGGGGGGGACAGAAACTCAGAGCTGAAACATTGGTGGACTATGGCAACGGGAAAGCTACACCTAAACCCAAATTTTGTAGAGATATTGATGGGGTTCCCAATAAATCACACAGACTTAAACAATTAGGTAATGCAGTTGTGCCACAGATACCAGAAGCCATTGGCAGAGCCATTATGGGAGCAGCATGAGTTTAACTTTAGAACAATGTCAAAACGTGGTTAAGAAAATGAACGCTGGAATGTTGGCATCAGAGATTGCCAAGAAGTACAAAATGCCTATATACC